ATTCATCTGCATCAGACCTCTTTATCATAAATCCATCATTTGGTCTTGAACCACTTAACCACCCTTTTACAATATCAGTAACATCCATTCTTACATCAGTTTGTACACCACTAAAACTCTGTGATGCTGCTGAACTTGTGTACCAAGTACCACCACCTGCATTTTCATTAAATGAACCAGTTGTGTTTGATGCAAAACTTGCTGTCAACCAAGAGTCACCACTATTTGTGTTTGTACTATAATTTCTATATTGCCAACTTACTCCATTAAAATTTTTAGGACTTTGTAGTTTTCTTCCAACCCCATTTGAGAAAGATTGTGAAAGTGGATATGCATAAATCTCATGGTCATACGGAATACCATACTCTTCAAATGTATGTAGATTCAAATACGCTTTAAATCCTAATCCAATCGTACCATCTACTATTGATGCTGAAACTGTAGATAAATCATATTTTTGTACAATCCGAGAATTGAATTTTTTTGGTGTCTCTGCTTGTGTTACTACTTTTTCTAATTCCAATACCTGGTCAATACCAGTATTCATTGATGCTGAGACTTCGTATAATGTTGCGTCTTTTTCTGGAAAAATATGAATAATCATTATGTTACCACCCTACCTTGTATGTCTGTGTTTGGAAATTTTACTTCAAATATAGACGGGTCAAGACTTGGATAAACTATATTATCTCTTGTTGCCTCTTGTATATTATAAACATTTCCAGAGTAGTTTGAATCAGTATCAAATTTATTTACAATTTCTAATGCTGGTATATTAGAAACTCCCTCTGTTAAAAATAATTCTCTTTGTAACTCCGCTACAAGTATTGGTTGATTTATCTGCCATTTATCAATTTCAAAAAACTTCTTTACGGTATCTATACATCTTAGTAAAACCACATTTGCATTTTCAGTAGGTACTGGAACTACATCAAAATTAACACCAATGTTTATTATGAAAGCGTCTTTTATATTTACTGCATCTGTCATCATTCTATATTGACCTAAATAGTTTTTTAAATTCTGTTTTATTGCAGTATTTACTTGGGTTAATTTTTTATCTCCAGTATATCCAAGTGTATACAGATTCATTGCCAATGGATTAGAAATTCTGTTAATTACCTTTTCGTCATTTTCTTTTTTCTGTTGAACTTCACTTTCATTTAATTGTTCATCTTGTACTATATATGCTTTTGTAACTGCACCCAACCTTGGTGGCATAGTGTATGTTCTAATAATATAATCTTCTTTAGTTACAACTCTACCTTGAGATGCAAAGTTTGCTAAAGCGTTCTGTCTAATCTCATCTAACGATTCTGCACTTCCACCACCAGTTGCTGCTTCTTCATTGTTTACCACTACAGATGCTCTTGCAGTTGCTATCTTGGTGGCATCTTTACCAAAGTCATCAATTGTAGTTGATATAGATTTTACAGTTGTTATATCCCCTTGAGTTACATTACTCTGAATACCACCACCGACAAGATAAGAAAAAGTCAAAGTAGTACTACTCGGTACTTGACCATATGTTCTCGTATACATAAAATTAGATGGGTCAACATTTGTATCAACACTATTTAACCCTTCTGGAAGACTTGAACCAACATTATCTGGATTTGGTATAATAAAAGTATCTGGGTCACTTGATATACCACCACCAAATTCTATATTTGTAGTATTGTCAGGATTTATTCTTGTTGTAAATCTACGAGAAGACTTCTTTAATCTGAGTATATAAGGTGCGGTATCATTATATTGTGCTAATTCTGTATCAAATTTTGCTGTATTTTCTACTTCTTCAAATATGGTCTCTTGTCCTAAAAATGGAACTTCATACCATTTGTTATTATCACTATCAGTACAAGATATTATTCTGATAACATTGGTGTCTGGTAGTTTTACTGTACCAAACTTTTCTGGTGTTCCAAATGTAAATGTTTGTGTCTTTAATGTTGCTGCAGTTGCATTAACAGATTTTTTAAGTAGATAATATAGAGGTTGACTTGAACCCTCTTCAATAGAATACACACTAATATCTGTTGGGTCTACACTACTACTTACAGAAAAATTAACATCTACATCTGTTATAAATGTAACTGAACCATTTGAAGTAGAAGAAAATTCACTACCTTGATTTATCGTTAATGCGTAATCAAAATCTGGTTCCGAACTTTCTCCAGACCCCTTTACGGGAACGGTTTGATAAACTTGTAATTTTACTTTTGCAGGAGAAGTTACCTTGGGTTTGTATCCAAGTGATTCTGCTATTTCATAAACATTTTTTCTTTGTTTAGCATGAAGTAACATATTCTCACGAACTGCGTTATCAATATAATAATTTAGAACATCACCAACATATGCTGCCATTTCAATAAACATCATACCAGGTGAAGATTCGTTAAAATCGTTATATGAGTTTGGAAAGTATATTCTTGCAAAATCAATAAGATTTCCTCTTAGTGATGCAAAATCTTTTCCTAAATATTTTACTTCTTTACTTAAATTCTCTGCCATTTAATTTCTCTCTAAGTTTGATTTTCACCATTAGAATTTACAAGACCAAATGTCTCATTTACAGATATAAACACTTCATCAAAATTTTCTAAGTCATCTCTGAGTGAAAACTTAATGTTTATTTTAAGTATGTTTCTATCAATATCGTCTGGCGACTCACTAATAATTATCTCCTTGATTAAAATATATGGTAACGAGGAATCAACTGCATTTATTATTACCTCTTCAATATCTTCTTTCAGTATTTCTGGGGTATTTGGTTCAAATAAAATATTCCACAAATTAGAACCAAAAGAGGGATGATTCAATCTCTCCCCTTTTCTCGTTAACAACAAGTTAACCAAGTTTGCTCTTGCTTGTTTTATCTGAGAATAGTTTCTTTTGAACTGACCTTGATTATCTGGTACAAATGGTAAATCAATACCAACTGCAACATTTTGGTCAAATTTAGCTGCTACTGGACCTGGTGTTGCTGGTGGTATATCATCTGGTTCAATAAATATATCAGGTTCTGGTTGATATTGTGCTTCCGCCATTATGGTCTAAACCCCCCTTTCTCTGATTTCTTTTGGTCAATCTTTTTCATCAATCCACTATAATCTTTAGTTAATGCTTTTGAAACTGCGTCTGGTAAATCATCCATACTCATACCCATACTTTGTGCAGTTTGTTGTGCTACAGATTCTCTTTGACCTTGTGGTGTAAAGTCTTCATATCCCATCATACTTGCTAAATTAGAACGATTAAATCCTGGAGCATTTTGTGATGTAAAAGAAACTTCTTGTTCTGTGGTTTCTGTTGTGTTTCCAAGTGTTTGAGCAGTCTCATTTAAAAGGTCATTTAACATAGGATTGTCTTTTACAAATTCTCTTTTTTCTTGTACTGGTTGTACATTCTTCATTCCTTGTTTCATAACTTTTTTATGGTCTGTCTTAGGATTCATTGCTTCTTGTATTGCTTCTTTAACACCTTTCTTGATTTCTTCTCGTACAACTTTACGAATTAGTGTTTCCAATACTTTTACTTGTTTTCCCATATTAACCTCCTATGGTATTAATTTTCCTTTACCAACCTTTACACCAAACTGACCTTTGTTTGTTCCAGGTATTGGTGGGAATGGTGCCACTATTGTTGCTGATGACGGAACTGGACCTCCTGGGGTCACTACCGTTCCAAACGCTGATTGTACACCTGGCATACTCAACATCAAAGGGGCAAAGTGATTTCCCTCTATTTCTATACTATTAAATAGTTTGATAAGGGCAGATGCCACTCTTTTTGCCATCTTTAATTGTGATGCTTCTATTGGTGTACCAGCTTTTGTTTCTGCTTGTTCTTTCATCATTTCTTTATAGTCTTCTATAAAATTCTTTAATGGGTCATCTGTTAGTTCTGGATTACTTATTTTTCCTATCGCTACACTAAATCCAGTTGGTGGAAGTACTGAACCAGTTGAGGTTATAGTCCCATTGAATGTACCTGCTATAGCAGTTCCTGGAGTAAACATAGCATTATTATGATTGTTTACACCTACGACAAGTGTAAGTTTAAAGTAATTTTTTAATGCTTTAGCAAATTCTGTTGCTTGTACCTCTCTTGCTTGTTCTACTGTAAATCCTGGTCTTTGTGATTTTCTGTTTGTTATCACGAATGCAAGACCAAGTAATATCTCAATAGCAGGTTTTAGAAATATTGGTTTACCAAGATGAGGGCCTTTTTGTGTTCCGTTAAGTACAAGTTGTGTAGCAGTAGTTACTCCTGGTGGTACTGCTGGCATTCCAGGTGGTAATTTTAAATTAGGTAAAGTTGAGTCTCCAACCGAAAGATGTAGTTGTGCAAACTTATGAATAACTTTTGCTAAACACGCTCCTTTTAAAAAACATGCCACATCTACTGATACTTGAGGTGGTAACTTAGATTGTTGTTCATAACATTTAACAAATCCATCTATCATGTCTTGTTTCATTGTAAGAATAAACTCTGGGTCTGTAAATCTTGCAAGGTCTTCACTTAGTTTTTCAAAAGAACCAACACTTGGTAAATCTGCTGACCCTAATAACTCATCAAATGCCGATTTTGTTGGATTACCACTTGTGAATATTTTTATCAAGTCTTCGTTTCTCTCTAAAGCATCTTTGTACTTTGATGTTTTACCACTTAGACCACCCATAGTTTTTACTATAGTCCAGTCCGAAAAACTTCCAGAGTTTACATTTCTTTGACTCTCAATTTGTAAGTTCAAACTACCACTATCATACTCTTTTACAAAACCAAGAATAAAATTGTCTTCACTACCACTTGCCTCTATCTTTAAACTTTGACTAACTGATAAGTTTGATGGAAATTCCTCTACTAAAGGAAAATCAATTATAGTAGGATGTTCAGTTGGTATATCTAACGCTATGAAAGAAGACCCAGTTTGTGCTGACATTTTATACTCT